CTTGCGTGCCGGTTGCACCAGTTGAACCTTGCGGTCCCGTTGCGCCCGTTGCCCCCGTGAACGCTGGTCCCGTGCTTCCTGTGTTGCCAACTGGTCCTGTGCTTCCGGTTGCGCCGCTTTGTCCGACAGAGCCTGTCGCTCCAGTACTTCCAAGAGGACCCGTAGAGCCCGTTGCTCCACTCCCTCCAACATTTCCTTGCGGTCCCGTTGCGCCCGTTGCTCCCGTGAACGCTGGTCCCGTAGGACCAGTATTTCCAAGAGGTCCCGTAGGGCCGATTGGTCCAGTAGCGCCCTCTGCTCCACCCGCTCCAGTTTGAACCGTAAGTTCAACCGTGACCGTACCAACCTCGGTGCTGATTTCGATAGGGCCAATCTCACCAAAGTTCGCTTGGACGCCAACCGAGGAAGTGCTCACATAGGCACCTACTTCAACGGGTCCCGCTGGCCCAACCGTTACGTCGAGGTATTCATCGGTCATTATGAGGATGTTTGGTTCGGATACTGAGGCGCAATCATGTTGATTGGCCCAGAAACAAGCGTGTACGGTCCGTCACTGTCAAGGAAAATTGACAAGGCCATTCGTGGTTGTTGAATTTCTCCAAGCGTCTGAGTTTGTGATGTGGTCCAGATAATGCTTATCTGATAATTGCTCGGCGACGTAATTGCCGGAACAAGGTTGGGAAAGTAGGTTCCGTACTGATCGGCAACTTGAACCTCATAGCCCGTTACCTGATTCCAGGGAATCGTATCCCCATTTGAGTCGGTTAGAGTTAAGGTGAAAAGAAGGTTGGCAGGATTACCGGCGACCCCATTGAATGTCAGCGCCGCAGGTAGTTGGTTGATTGTTGCCATGTGCGAGTATCCTTGTTGGGTGTCAACAAAACCACCCTACCACTAGGGAGTTATTTGACACTGTTGCGAAGTTCGAAGAGTGATCGTTCCACCCCTTCTTCCAGTGTAATCCTTGGAGTGTAAAACAGTTTGAGGGTTGACATATCGGCAACTCGATACATCACGCCTTCCGGCTCATCGGCAAGCGGAGTTATTTCAGGAACCCACCCACACTGCTTTGCCGCCATCTGAGCAAGTTCGGTCATCGAAGTTCCACGACCCGTTCCGATGTTGACCGGCCCTGGCTCGCTTGTGTTTAGAAGCGTCATCACTGCTCCAACAATGTCGTCAACGTGGATGAAGTCCCGCACTTGCTGGCCCGAGCCCCAAACAACGAATGGATTTTCCTTGGCCAATGCTCGTTTCATAATTGCTGGAAACGGATAGCAGTCGTCTTGGTCAGAGCCGTATCCCGAGAACGGTCGCACAACCAAAATGTTGTGTCCCGCTTCCCTCGCTTTTACCGCCAACCTCTCTCCAGTCAACTTGGTCCACCCATAAAGTTCGTCGGGCAAGTCTGGCCAGTCGTAATCCACGTGGACTTCCCTGAGTTTCACCGATTTGGCTTGCACCGTTTGAAGTTCAACTGGGTAAGCCGCTGAAGATGAGAAGTAGACCGTCTTGCCAACTTCGACCTCTCCTAGCCAACGGAAAAGCGCGGCGTCAAGTTCAAAGTCAACAATCTGGTCCATTGGGGACCGCTCAATCGTCTGTCGCCCATTAACAACTGCGGCACAGTGCACAACGAGGTCCCACGGTCCACTCCACTTGCGAAATACGTCCCGTGCGTCCATCGGCGTGTTCTTGTCCCTGACATCAACTCCACTAACCAACCAGCCCTCACGCGTCAAGTGCTCGACAAAGTGCCTACCAAGAAATCCCTCGGAGCCTGTAACTAATGCCCTCATGCAAACAGTCCTTTACTTTCGCCAAAAGGAATCCGAACAAGCAACGCCTGACGGTCCATCACGCCAAAACTAATCACCAAATCGTCCTTGTGCAACACAATGCCCGATGCGAAGTCAATGGGCTCGGTGCTCAACTTGAATGGACGAGACTCCGAGAGGAGTTTTCCGGTTCGGTCAAACCGTGCCAGCCGATGCACGTAAACGCGTCCTGGCCATCTCACCTCGTGAACAATTCCAAGATAGCCATTCTCATTCCGAACTACTGCTCCGCCATGCAAACGATCTTCGCAAGCCTTGGCGTCAATGAACTCCGGCTCGCCACCCGTCGGCATTTGATTCTTGATGATCGTTCCTGCCGATGCTTCTCGTATTTCCAAGAGTCCGTGCTCAACATCACAGACGGCAACGCGATGCTCTCCACTCGCATGATGTTGAAGAATCGTGCCGGTGTAACGCCAGCCGTTATGCCAATACAACCTGGGGTCTTCGATTCCCTGAACCGACGCAAAGTGGATGGGTGTTGATGGGCCAGCCAACTCACGCCACGGCTCCACAGCGTGCAACGTATCGGGGGAAAGTTGGGCAAAGAAATTGCGGGTGTGGATGTATCCGTTCGGGTCGTGAATTGTTTGAGTCGTGCCGGTGTGACGATAGATATTTCGGAACGTAACGATAGCGGCATAGCCATCGGGACCTTGGGCAATACTCGGATTACATGGATACCAATTTGTTTCGGTTTGCCCCACAAGGATTTGCGTTGTTGCGCTATTGCACAACTCCATCAACGAGGGAGCGTCTACCTCGGTGTTGCCAACCACATTTCCGGCCAGTCAGTTCGATTCAAGTTGTAGTTGATTTCATCGGTAACGCAGGAGAACAATTCCTCGCGTCGTTGACCACGTTCGTCTTCCCAACATTCAAAGAAGATAACTGGTTGGTGCTCGGCAATAGTGCGACGTGCTCCACGGATAGCGTCAACCTCCGCCCCCTCCACGTCAACTTTCATTAAGGAAGGTTTGAGATTTAGATTGTCGAGGTATGTGACCATTACACTCTCGTTGACCGGAGCATGACCGAAGTCACAAACGATTGAGGCCATACCTCCATCTATGCCCGGTGCCGTAAGTTGTGCATCGCCTTCATAGTCCGACAACGCATACGGCAAGATGGAAAGATTTGGCTCGTCGAATGAGGCGCGTTCAATTAACTGCCTAATCGCCGGATTTGGCTCAAACGCAATCGTTTCCATTCCCGCCGCCGCAAATGGCAATGCCCACGAACCAACGTGCGAGCCGATATCTAGGAAAAGTCCTCCGGGCTTACCGGCAATAGACCAAGCCCAATCTATGAGCGGAGCCTCTGGCAGTCCACCAGGACACGCGAGAAAGTGGGCGAACATATCACCATCGAGAAGCCAAAACGTTGGTTGCATATGGCAACACGGTTCGTGAAGTTTGTACTCAATCACGGATGGCCCGTATCTTAGCGATGTCGTCTTGAAGAAAGGCATCTCGGTATTCCAAATAACGAGTGTGGTCTGGCGTCATGAGGATGTTGGATTCGGCATAAACGGAATCGAAGGAACCCTTACCCGTGCCTGGGTGCATGTGCTCAATAATGACATCCGGTAAATACCGCAAGCAGTCGGCTCCTTGTCCCCAATCTTTCCAAGAGTTGTCTAGGTACATATGCAACAACGTTGGTGGGCAAAAGTAACCCAGTGCTTTCACGATATCCGCCGTCATAAATACTGCGGTCGGAATCATCTCACCTTGAAGTAAGTCGTTGCCGTACACGATGCCCGTACCGAGCCGCTCCAACTCCTCGGTAATTTTTTTGTCCCACTCGTGTGTTATCGGAAGATGATCGTCGCCCATGAATCCAATGGCGTCATATCGTTCAACGTTTTTCATAGCCAAGAAATTGAGCGTCGGCCCAATTTTGATTCTTGGTCCTACGGCAATATGTGTACCAAGTGCGACGTATTCCGCAAGCGTTGGGTCGTCGTTGTCAACTCCGAATAATAGATCGGCAGTTGCTCCGGTGGATTGCCAAGCATCCATTAACCGCTTCGCATTATTTGGGCGACAGCGCGATGGAACGAGGACTAATAGCCTAAGCACCAGAGTTAGGATACAACGGTTCCACAGTGACGATGTTTACCTTTGGCACGAAGGTGTATCCACCAACTTGCTCATCGGAAAGACTCATGACGACGGTAACTCCAATCTCGTCATGTTGGTAAAGGAATCCAATTGTTGATACTTCGTAGGGCTTGTGATCCAAAGCATCTTTTTCTTCCCATCCGACGTCTCCGCCATGGGCATCAATCCAGACCACCTTTACCGGCTGCCATTGTTCCATGCCTAGAACTTTACATGAAAGAGGGAGAGAAGGGACACCGTGGCAAGGAGTACCGAGGCGACCACGGTTATCGCAGTTGTCCGATTTGACCAACGAGATTTGCTTTGCTCCTCGATGGCTTCTGTCGTTGCTTCCTCTTCTCGCTGTTTGTCCTTGAGGATTCCAATCATCTTGCCGTGATCGTCGAGCCGACTTGTCATTTGAACGATTTGATCGGCTTGAGCGCCCTGGTGGGTCTCTAAAATTGTGAGGCGATGTTCGTTGCTAGTAACGAAGGCGTCGAACTTTTCTCCAAGTCCGTCAATCCGTTCATTAAGTTCGACCCTGGTTTCATTAACTAGGTCGTAGGTCTCCCTGATGGTTGCGTGGTTCGTGTAGTTGGGTTCGCCAGCGGACATGACTCACACTATTTCTTACTAGCCCAAACGGGCTTATTTTGAGGTGTGTAAATAACGAGGTTTCCGTCGTCTTGCATCTCTACTCTGTTCCCACCTTTGCCTTGAGTGGCGGACGACCACATTGCGTGGTTGTTCCATAGATAGTGGACGAGGTTCCCATCGGTCTGCATTTCAACGAAGGTCTCTCCATAAACGCTACTGCAACCGTCGGCCCATAAGGGTTGGTTGATGTTGTTGTAAACAACGAAGTTTCCATCCGTTTGCAAGAGCGCTCCGTACTGGCCACTCGGTGAGGCGAGACATTTGCCTTGGTGCAACGTTTCCCCTGCTTTCAATACCGAGGGACCGCTCCAAGTGTGAGGCTTAGCCGAAGGCGCTGGCCACGTTGGGTCGTTGATGACGCTTTCGTCATAACCGCCGTGATCGGTCCATTGCACGGCAACGGCATTCACTCCGTCGAGGCTAAGTGCGTGTGGCCCACTCGTGTAGTCGGCAATCCAAAAGTCGGGCAGAGCCACTCCAGCGGAGTTGCAAGCGTCAATGACGTTTTGCCAACCGTATCCCGGTGCTCCGACTCGTGAGCAATAAACAGTTGGTCGTTGAATACCAGCGGCCCTCATGCGGTTGAGCCAAGCGGGTACGTCAACTGCGGCGGCATCGCCGTTTTCAACGTCGAGAACCTGTGCCGTTCCACCCGAGTTCACGGTGATGGAAACGTGCTGTGCGTTCGGGTACATCTGCACAAAGTCGTTGTAGGTAGGCCAATTTCCATTGACGTAACCAGCGTAAACGTTCGCTCCAGGTGGCACGGTAGCGGGATTAACCCCGTCGTACATCGTGGTGGTCATTGCTCTCCTAGTAGTTCAAAATCCTATTGGCGTAGTTTTCCAGGTGAGTACCCGGACCAAACAAGTGAGAGAACGTTTCGGGTTTTGCATCGTGCCAGTACCTGAGCCCTTGCAAAATTGAAGATTCCCAATCGTCCCTTGGACGTATCGAACTTTTTTCAATAGAGTTTGGTATTTCCTTCAACCATACACTAGAGCCAACAACGTCGGGATAGCGGTGTGCCGCCGACCCCGGCATGAAGCCCGCGTCAATGAGCCGCATCTCCATTTCAACGTGCTCCCACGCGTTGTTGAAGTTCTCGTCGAACAGTCCAACCTTTTCCAGCGACTCGCGTGAATACATGCACCAAGCGCCGACACTGTGAAAGTGATACTCAACTTGACCGTCGCTAATGGACGGCCCAGCGCTATTTCCTTCTCCGTGATAAGCAAACGAAAAGTGATGGATGCCCGTTTCCTCCGCAACGCGAACGTACTCGGTTATCGCTTCTGGCGATTTGACAAGGATGTCGTCCTCGCAAAGAAACAACCAATCGGCATCGGTCTGTTCCAGCATGGTCTCCAAGAGCCGATTCTTGGCAAAGGCAACTCCGTGGTTTTCCTGAGCGTCAATTATGGTGGCGTCCTGTAGTCGCCTGTACGCTCGCCGATACTCGGCTCGGTACTTCTCATCTGACCCGTCGTTGTAAACGCTCACAAGCGAAACTAGAGGCCCTACAGCGTCCCTGACGGACCGAAAGCATTTGTCGGCAAACGTGGGCCTGTTGTAGGTCGTAATTCCAAGCGCCGCACTCACTATTTCGAATCCGTGGCTGTCCTTAGTGCATCATCCCATTGACTCCATTTTTTGGTGATGTCCCACTGCTCGGCTATTTCCCGATTGCGCTTGCCTTCCGCTCGTCGGGCGTCGGGGTCAAGCATCGAGTCGAGTGCCGCCCTCCAAGATTTCGGCTTGGCGTTGTCGGCCATTATTCCCGCTCCGAACGCTTCATACTCTGGCATCTTGGATGAGTAGATGAACGGGATGCCACAAGCCGATGCTTCCAGTCCCTTTAGATGGCTCTTGCGAACGTTGAATGGATGATGCTCCAGTGGCACAAGCCCGAGGTTGATCGGCGTCCAGAGATTTGGGTATTCGGCAATGTGGCAAAGCGGTGAGGCGAAGCATTTGATCTTGGTTGGGTCAATGCCCATCTGCTCGTAAAACTTTGGCACGCCCTCCACGTTGCTGTCGCCTCCGTGGTAGATCGGCAAATCATTTTCCATCAAGAATTTCGGCAGTGATGTTCTAAGAATTTGCAGGTCGTTGGCTCTCCATTGAATTCCTCCAACCCAGCCAACGAATCCATCTTGGCCAGGGTCGTGCGGAATCCATCGCTCAAGGTCAATCGCATTTTTGCAGACGACAACGGGAACTCCTGGGCACATTCTCTCCATGTCTTTTGCTAGTGCGTCAGTTGAAACCGTGATGAGTGACGATTCCCGAAGGCAATTCAAGTAGTGGTCACGGTTGAAGTCTGGATTGTTTTTAGGGTTCGTTGTGTCGGCGGCAATGTTGGACTTCGGTAGATTCCAGAAGCCGTCGTCAAGGTCGGAAACAACAACTTGCCCGGCGGCTCGGGCTTTTCGCATTTGCTCTGGTCCGTCTTTGTGCATCCACCGCTGGGTCCAAACGATGTCTGGAGTGAACCAGTTGCCCTCGGTGTCCATCATTGAGATACTGCCGTCTGGCTGTGTTTGGAAGCGCCACGAAAGTTTCACATCCCAATCGTCATGTTTGGCTAACTCCGTAAGCGGCATTGCGCCCCGGTAGTAGAACGTTCCACCGAACGACATTTGAGTCTTGCCTTCGATGGCAACTTGTCGGCCCTCGATACGAGACCGTTCCTCGTCAATGGCGGCGTGCTGTTGCCAGTCAGTTGTGAATGCACCAATTAACATTCGGTTCTCCTTTTTGGACAACCTAAGCCTACTCGGTTTTGTCTATGAGTCCAATCACATATTGCGATGCCTCCCAATCCGAATGGCTGGCAGTGTGCGCACCTGCCGCTCCACGATGGTGCCAAGCGCAAAGCCAACGGAAGTTCACGTCCGACTCCACCCACTTACCGAGCGTCGTCGGGTCGCTGATTCCAGGGTAATCATGCTCCAGCGCCTTTAGGGAAATGCCGTTCTGTAAAGAGAACTCAACGTGGGCATGATGAAGTTCTAATCCGGGTTGTTCTCCGTTGTCGGGAGCGGGGGCATCTTTTCCCTGTGCATCCTTGCAGTCTTGGAAACCAATCCGTTCACCGATGAAGCAACGAGCCGTAGATCGGTGCTCTCGGTGGTAGTGATTGAAGTCCACGTAGTTTGGGTCACCCTCACGGGTCGGGTGTTCTGGGTAGTGCATTAGATAACGGTGTGCCGCTATCTGGTCGTGAGCCTCGGTCATCTCACTTGTCGGAGTTGTAGGGGCCGAGCCTTTTGGCGGTGGCCTTTTCGGCTTTGATTCGCTCAATATCTTGAGTTGGGAAGTCGGGCCATTCATGAGGCAACTCGGGAATATGACCCTTGGCCGTCATGTCTTTTATGTTTTGCTCAACCTCTGACCGGAGTTTGTGGTCGGCCTTTGTGTACTCAACATTTGATTCTTTGGGGTCTGTGCCGTGAATTGCATCTTTCGTAATATGTTCGATTCGGCGTGAACTCATGACCTCACACTATCCTACTCATTGCCTTTTGCCAAAAAGTCGTTGTACGCATTTTGGTTGACAACGTTGACGGGTTCACCTTTGGTTGTCTCTGCAATGACTTGACCCTTGACGGGGCTACCGGTTGTGGTGTCAATGAGACGAAATGAATCAAACTTGCTTGCCACGTCGGGAACTACCCGACTTACCGATGAGTGGGTTCCACGGATAACTTCTTCGGGAACTGACCTGCCTGTTTTTTCGGCTCTCGCTTGCGCGCGAGAAACGGCTTCATTGGTTGGACAGGTTACGTAGGTTCCGACAACCTTGTAGCCCTCGTTTTGAGCCCCTTCGATTTTTCCGATAACGCTTTTCGCGGAACTGTCACCGGTACCATCAAGTACAAAATCTTGTTTATTCGCTAGGGCGTTCGCCATGATTTGTTTTGCAAAGTACGAGGATTCTTCGTGGGCATAGGCCGCCGCTTTGGGGTCATCCTCGGACACCATCTTTTGATAGGTGGGGTTAGCGGCCTTTTCCTCATCTGCATTGACCAGAACAGCCGTTGCCGGACCGTTGGAGGCATCTGTATTTGGGATTCCGTACTCTGGATTATTTGTAGCGTTCGATTTTCCTGCCGCCGGACCGCCACCGAGCATGTGCATCGTGGGGTCTTCCGACTTGGGTATTCCCTTTGTGGCTTCGGCAATACGACTATCAAGCCTCGCTTGGGTGGCTTCGTTGAGTTTCCATCCGCCCTTGCCGTCGGCAACAAGATTGTCAGCGAGAGAGTCCTTACCGGTCATCAATTTTTCGCCAGCAAAAGATCGTTGGGCTATGCCTTCACCCTTGTCGCCTGCGGAAAGTTTTCCACTTCCACCATCACCATTTCCACTTCCGATTCCGCCGCCCTTGTGAGGACCCGAGCCAGGGCCACCTTTGAGTGCCTCGTTTACACGCGCCACGTCAGACTTAAGTGCCGCTAGCCATTCTGTTGCTTCGTTGTGTTTCATGTTGGCTATCCTACCGATTGGGGAATGAGGGCTATCACTCCAAGAGTTATACACGCCGCTCCGACGAGCGTTGCGTAGGCGGTCAAGTAGCGGTGTGCCGCTATCTGGTCGTGGGCCTGTACTTCCTTATTCTTATCGGTCATGGCGCAACCACCCAGTTGCCGATTGGAACCAATCTTTTCCGACAACTCCAAAGCCCTTTAGGATTACTCCGACTCCAGCGCTCTCGGAGGTCTCATCGCTTTGAATCGAGCGACTGACTGCCGTAAAGAACCTTCCGTCAACGTAGTCAACGATGAGCACGGGGATGAGGCACAGATATCCGGCGATGCCGTGTCCGTGAACAAGGCCCAGCGTTCCAACCGAATAGAACATGATGCTGGCAACAGTTCCGAATGGGTTGAGTGCGCCAGCAAGGCGTTCATTTCCTCGTGCCTGGGCAACGACTGAAAATACACTCACCAAGTCTTTGACAATCATGGAAAGTACGGCAATGAGTACGAGGCTAAACATTTGGTTCGAAATCTCCTGAGTTGGGCGATAGTGCGGTGACGTGCTTGTGTATTTCCTGAAGCAGGTCGGTATCCCTTTTTACCTCGTTTGTCAATGACGTGTTTTGCTCCATCATCCTAACCAGCGACTCGCTCACGTCCAGATGATGAATTGCCTGTTGGGATGCTATCGAATCGGCTCGCTTTGCGGCAATGAGAAGGATGGCTCCCTGTAGTCCAGCAAGCATTGACAGAAAAAGATTCAGGAACACATACGGAAATGGGTCGAAGGATTGGTGATGGACAACTTTCCCCAACACAATCGTATTGGTCGTTGCCCAAATGAGCATGATTCCGAGGAACACGAACACAAACGGCCACGAGCCCATTGCGTTCCTCATCCGATCTGCCGCCCGTTCGCCGAGCGTCAGTTCATCTCCACTTGCCACTCCGGGATGCCGATGCCAGTTACTCATTGGTCTTGTCCTCCAACATGGTGATGATTTTTTGGATTGCGTGTTTCAATTCCTGAACGTCCTCAAAGGTTTTTGTAGACCGAGCATCCGAAGCCTGATTCTGTAAGTTCTGCCCAACCATTAGTGCGGGTAAGAGAACCAACTGAATAAAGTTTTGACACATCCAAGCGATCAGCAGGGAAAATCCGAATGTCCGAAAGAATGGGGGAATCCAGTTGGCAGGAATGACGTTCGACAGGACCAATGTTGCAGGCAGGCTCAGCATGGACAATCCGCAGAATATCCAAAAACAAGTCATCGTTCCGACGTGTTTTGTTAGCGCTGTTGCTAGTCGCTTGTTGAATCGCTGGTAACGGGTAACTTCGGGAAGGTGGTCGTGCACCTTGGCGTGTACGGGATTTCCGGTTGACGTGTAGCCGTGACTCGGTTCAACCGACACTTGTTGTCCTTACTTCTGCACCTTTACCAAGTCGTTGCTGTCGCACTTTGAGCAATGGTTAAGCGGGGTTTCCCAGCCGCAAGGCTCGCAACGGTAAAAAGAACGAATCTTGGCAAGGTGAGTGCCAGCAACAACGTATCCACCTTCGGCCAATGACTTGATATCGCGTTTGTCCTCAACGTGAATAAAGCCTTTGCTATCGGTGTCATAGGAGCGACCAGTTGCTCCAGAGGTAACGCCCTTGCAATTTTGTGAACTAAAGAACATCTTTGTTGCCATTGTTCTCTCCTTACTAAACGTTGACTTGGCGACTGCCGACTTCAATCGTGTATTGGACCGAAGCGGCGGAAATCAACTGAACAATACTTCCGTACATTCCGTCATGCCTTACTGACACGCGAGTTCCTGCGTTGGCAACGGCAAAGCAGTTTTGACCATTGACCGTTGGCACGGGGCAAGGTCCACCTGGCCTGTCAACCGTGAAATAGATGGGAGCGGACCCCGTGATGTTGGTGACAATGACGGCTTCCCCAGGTGCGCTCATGAGGCAAAGGTCGGCAGAGCCTGCGGTCAATGTTTCGGTAAGAACTCGTCCACCGTTGTAGTTTGCCATCGTTACTCCTAAATAATACTTGCCAATGCTAATCGCTAGTCACCTGCGTTGCATTTGTAATTTGTTGCGTTCCCGCCCGAGGAATCGAACCTCGACAAAACCATTGCGGGAGCCAAGACCGAAGTCTTAGTTTGGTGTTGCTTACGCGTCGCCGTATGAAGGAGGCGTCGTGCCGATACCCACACCCTGAATACCTTGGATAAGGCCATTCCAGGTTGGTGCGTAGTGACAGAACGTTCCGATTTCAAACGTGGAAGCGTCGTACGTGAACTGCGTGACAGGCCACTGAACGGCAACGTAGTCCTGAGGAAGAACCATGACCGAGGTCTCCGAGACATTGCTGTCTGGAATCGGAAGGGTCTTCTGACGGATGAGTGCGTTACCTTGTGGGAACCACGGGTGAACGGTCAACGGAATTTCGGTTCCGGTAACTTCGTTCAACAGTGACTGCACAACGGTTCCAGCCTTAACTCCACCAACAGCGTCGTTCGGAATGAACACACGGTAGGCCGAGTTAGCGGCGTTGTTAACGATGGCGTTAGAAAGTTGGAGACGGTCAAAACCGTTCAACCAGATTTCCTCCGGGTCACCCTTAACCGATTCGTACAGGCTACCGAATGCAACTTGGAATTCCGCACCAGGAGCGGTCGTTGAGAACGGAGCGTTCAAGCGAGTGGTGTAACCACCCGAAGCCGCAGTGTTCGTCAAGAGACCGTCGTAGTTGGTAGCAACGGCAGAAGCGTCACCAGCACCCGAAGTGGTCACAGGACCGCTTGTGGGTTGTGAGGTGATGTATCCAACGTTGTAACCCGTGCGTCCCGCGTAGTAGAACGGTCCACCGGCAACGGAAGCAACGTAGAAGTTGTATCCGAGAGCACCGGCAACGTCTGAACCGACGGTTACCTGAATGGCCTGTCCAGCCGACGTAGCAACAGAAGCGGCGGCGGTCGAAGGACCTTCGTGCATCGTTGTTCCGGTCGTACCGAGCAAGTCACCAGCGTCAGCGGCAACGACAACCCAGGAGGTTGTTGAACCGAGTGTTGACTTCCCACCAGGAGCAACCGAAGCGCTCACGGCGGCAAGCGTCACGCTTGCGGGGGTTCCAAGAGCACCAGCGTAACCGTTTCCAGTTGTGCCACGCCCATAGATCATCAAACGCTCGTCAAGAAGCATGGTCGAGTACAGAAGAGCGGTGTTGCTCAAGGAACGAATGTCCTCGAAGCCCTGCCCCTGGTACTCAGCCTGCCACGAAACGGAGTCTGAAAGTGAAGTGGTTACATAGTTCAACGTAACGTCGTAACCGGCGTAGTTGATGTATGGTCCACGGATGTACGAGAGACCGCCAGGTCCGGCGTTCGTGGTGCTTTCCGTGATACCGGGCTGAGTCGTCGTAACGCCTCCGGTGCCGGTGCCAGTGAAGCCACTAATTACCTTGAACCTACGTGCTCCACCCTGTCCCTTAACACGCGGAATGCTGTTACGGATTGGGGTTGGGCGCGGGGTCAGCAGTTTTGCAGGAGCCTCAAGGTCGAATGGAACAAGACCCGTGCTAATTGGGGTCGAGAGTGTCCATTCCTTTGAGAGGCGGTCCCACGCTTGCGCTGAACCTTCGGTGCTCTTAGCCATTTCGTAGTCGGTGATTGCCTTGGCAACTTGACCCGAACGAGTGACATCGTGCTTAATTGGAGCGACTTGTGCGGTTCCAATGAATGCCTTCACGTCGGACTGTGAATCCCACGTAGTAGCACCATTAAGACCGGACACAACCGCCTTGGTCATTTCTTGCGTGAACTCGTTGTACTCGTCTGAAA